CAGGAGGCTGCATTTAGAATGAAAAACAAGGAGCAGATATTAGCTCTTGAACAACAAGTAGGACATAAGATTGAGTCTGATAAATTCATGCCTGATGATGAGGATGATATAGCATTATACTTTGATTTAGAATATAGATTACCAGAGGAGATACTTTTTGAAACCAAGATTAAAAAGACCTTAGATGATAACGATTATGGTGTTTTAAAAAGAACACTAATAAGAGATGTCATAGATGTAAACTTTGCCTCAACAAAGGTTTATTTTGATGCGAACCATAATATTAAAATCAAAAGGGTTAAGCCGGAAAATTTAATATACAATGTATTTGAATCAGACAATGGAAGAGACCTAGGATATATTGGGGAAGTGAAGCCAATGAAGATTTCAGTAATCAGGAAAAAATATAATTTAGATGAGGAAACAATTTTTAAATTGGCTCAAAAGGCTTCTCGTGAACTTAAAAGGTCTGAGAATCTTTATTGGAGAGACTCATACAAATATACAGAAATTAGGCCCTATGACGACTATTCGATATTGGTGTTCGATTTCGAGGTAAAAACTACTGATGTAGAGTATACCGTTAAGACTGAAAATAAATATGGTAATATACTTGCTATACCTAAGCAAGGTAAACCTATGGCTCCGGCAGGTCAAGAATTATCAGGTGAGGTTATTGAATCAAAGGTAATGAACATATACCATGGGGTTTGGGTTTGTGATACAGACACCATGTTAGAATGGAACCTAAACTCTAATACTATTAGACCTTACAACAATGGTGTAGATGCTATGTTTACCTATTCTGTAATTTGTCCTAACTCAAATGGTTCATTAATCCCATCTATGATTGAGAAGGCCATGGGGCCAATTAGACAGATGTTGGTTATTAGACTTAAAATGCAACAACTGATTTCATTAATGAAGCCAGATGGATTTGCAGTAGATATTGAAGGATTTTCTGATGTTGACTTAGGTACCGGCAACTCAATAGAACCACTTAAATTAATGAAAATATACGACCAAACGGGACGTGTATTTTGGAACTCAAAGAATGAAGATGGAACTCCTAAGGCATTCCCTATACAACAACTTCCAAACAACGGAAACGTAGCTCAGCTTAATACCTTGATTAACCAATATAATTTCGAATTGGATAGATTAAGAGAAGAGATGGGTATTTCTGAATATAGAGATGGCTCAAGCGTTCCTGTTAAGACCGGATTAGGAGTAATGCAAAATCAAATACAAAGCTCAAATTCAGCCACAGAATATATTTATGATGCCTTTTCTACATTGATAGAGGAGACGGCAGAAAAGGTATCTATGATGCTTTGGGATTCAGTTGTATTTAAGGCTGCAAAGTATAAGGAAATGGAGGGTTATGATTTGAGTCTTTTAGATATGTCATTTGACGTTAAGGTTCAGATGATGCCTGATGACAAGGAAAGAGCTGAGTTAAATAACCTAATGATGCAGGCTTTACAGGCAGGAGGTATTACCTATGAGCAGGTATTTAAGATTAAGAATATTGATGATGTTAAGTTGGCTGAATTATATCTAGCTAAAACTATGAGAAGGGCTAAAAGAGAGGCTGAGGAAAATGCTCAAAGAAATGCCGAGATGAATGCTCAAATTCAGCAACAATCTTCTCAAATGAAGATGCAACAAGATGCTCAATTAACTCAATTAGAATCTCAGGGTAAGATAGCTGTTAACAAAACAAAAGGAGATTCGGATAAAGACTTAGAGCTTATTAAGTTTGCTACATCAATGTATATGGAGTCTTTAAAGACAGGACAGACATTGCCGGATGAAATAAAGCAATTAGCTGATTCTATTTTAGGAACAGCAGTGCAAGAAAAAATGCAACAAAAGCAACAAGAAATGATGGCTGCACAGCAACAAGCTCAACAGCAATCTCAACAAGAAGAACAACCTGAGCAACAGCCTGCTCAATAACATAGCTTTCTTTGTGTGTGTTTTCATGGCTGAAAGGGGTGTCTGTAATGTTTCTACATTATGGCACCCTTTTTTAATTTTATTTATTATATTTGTAGTAAATAAATTTTATGGAAAAAGAACAATGGATAGACATTAAAGGTTATGAAGGTATATATCAAGTAAGTAATACTGGTAAAGTAAAAAGTCTTATTGGTAACAAAATAAAAATAAGAAAGCCAAAACTTGATAATAAAGGCTATTATCAGATTAATTTGCATAAAAATAATAAGTCTAAAACATTTAGATTGCATAGATTAGTTGCGGAATCTTTTATACCAAATACAAGTTCAAAGCCATTTGTAAATCATAAGAATTTTATTAAGACTGACAACAGTATTGATAATTTAGAATGGTCTACACCTCTTGAAAATACAAGACATTATATTTATAATGGAGAGAAAAATAGAAAAAGGCCATATGAAAATAAAACATATGAAAGAGTTAAGTTTTCTATGGATGATTTAAACGAAATGCATAAACTTTATTTAAGTGGCTTTACTTTATCTCAAATAGCAGAACAATATAATATTAGGACCATGTCTGTTATTCAAGTCTTACTTTCTTATATGCATCCTGAGTATTAAATATTTTGTAATATAAAATTCCTTATATTTGTGATAGTTTAGGACAAGTAAATCCCTTTAAACAAAACAAATATGGAAAACACTGACTTTATGCAGCAATATGCTGCAGAGCAACAAGCAAGCAACAGTTCTTTAACAGAAACAACAGAGACAACAGAAGTAAATGAGTTAACACAAGAGCAAGCGGCAGTACCAATTGCAGAGGCTGTTCCTGCTGAGCAAACAATAACTCCGGTGGAGACTGAGCAATTAGACCCACTACAAGAGTTTGCTAGAACATTATCAGCAGAACAATTACAGGAAATTGAGGAAGCTCAATCAGCTGAAAATTTAAGTGAATCTTTACAGGATGAGTCTAACGAAGATAGTGATGTACTTGATGAGGAAGACTTTATTAAGGAAAGAACAGGTGGTAGATTTAGTTCTTGGGAAGAATTAGATTCAGCACTAAATGGGGAACAAGATGAAGATATAAGAGAGATTGAGTTCCAAGATGAAAATGCAGAGGCTTTATTTAATCTTATTGCAGAAGGAAAAATTGATGAGGTAATTGATGTCCTTTACAACAAGAAGATAGCTGATGACATTAGACAAAAACCAGATGAAGACGTATTAAAGTCATACATTAAATTTCAGAACCCAGAGTTCGACAATGATGATGTAGAGGCTGAATACGAAGAAAAATATTCTATAGATGAGTTTGCGTTTGACGAATCCAAACTCAAAAGAGAACAAAAGAAATTAGCTCAGAAAATCAGAAGCGATGTTTCTGTAGCTAGAGAGTTCTTTGATGAAATGTCTGAGAGTGTTAAATTTCCGCAATACACTAGACCTCAAGAACAACAGTCTGAGCCAGAAGTTGATATCGAAGCCCAAGAAGAAAGGCAAAGATTTCTAGAGAGCTTAGAAGGCATTGAGGGTCGTGTAGGAGCCATTCCATTTAATTGGAAGGATGACAAAGCAAGTCTAAGTATTAACGGTAAGTTTGAAATCCCTGCGCAGGAAGCTTCAAAGTACCGTGAGGCTGCAGAAGGTTTACAGGATTATTATGCAGAAAGATACTACCAAGATGGTAAGTACCAATCTGATAAACTTTTAAAAGACTTGTATATTGCTGATAACTTTGAAAAGATAATTCAATCAGTAATTAGCCAAACAGCTAATCAAACTAGAATTGAAATGTTGAAGCAAAGAAAAAACATTACCACAGACGTAGAACAACAAGGAACTTATCGACCAAGTGCTGCTGCTGAGGAGACTACCTTATTAGATAAACTCTTTAACGGGCACAGACAACAAAACATGTATTAAAAACTAAAAACTAAACAAATATGGCTAATACTTTGCCTATTTACAGTCAAGGTGGTATCGCTACATCAGCGGTGAACCGTACCTTGCTTAACAACCTTAACATTTTTGACCGTTCTTTTGAAAAGAATTTGGTAAGAATTTATGGTAACGAAAACTATGCCTTAGTACAAATGGCATTAGGTAATTCAGTAATGGAAGCTAAAACTGACAACCGTCAATTTTACCATTTTGAAAAAAGAAGCTTACACTCTGTAGTGGGTGTTAAGGCTGCTGTTACTGCTCCATCTGCAGGTGCTGATGTTACAGTAAGCTTAGGTAGCTCTGCAGGTTCTACTTATGCAAATGACCCTTACTACTACAACTCTACTGTGCCTTTAAGACCAGGTGAGGTTGTTCGTATTATGACATCAGGTATCGAAGGACAAGTTATTTCAGTAACTAACTCTTCTTATCCTGCTACTGCTGTTATCCGTCCTGTAAGAACAACAGATGCGTTTGTTTCTGCAGGTTCTGCTAACTTATTAGCTACTGATTTCTTATTATTAAGAGGTGCTGTTAACATTGGTGAGAACTCATCTAAATTAAATGGTATCGCTCCAATCTTAGATAAGATTACAAATACAACTACTGAGCACCGTGATGACTTTACAATTACTGACCGTGCTGATATTGAAAAGAACGAGGTTGATTTTGGTAATGGACAACACTACTACTACTACCTTGCAATGGACGATATGAACCGCCGTTACATGAACAACGCTTTCTTCAAAATTATGGAGGGTGTTGCAATTGATAACTTAGGTGCTGCAGGTGGTTCTGTAGGTACATTAGGTGTTATTCCTCGTGTTGCTGCTGGTGGTTCTACTATTCAGTATACTGCTTCAAGCGGTCCAACTTTGGCTAACATCCATACATTGACTCGTACATTGAACTTCTACGGTTCTCCGGGTGAATACCATTTCTTACAAGATATCTACCAAAGACAAGCGGTTAACGACTTATTATTTGGTACTTATAACAATGGTGCTATCCGTTACGCTTCTGTAGGTGGAAACGAAGAGGCTGCGGTTTCTTACGGTTTCAACTCTTTCTCAATTGACGGATTTACATTCCACTTCTACTTAAACAACATGTTCTCTCCAGAATCTGTATACAACTTCAACCCAGGTTCAGCTGTACCGGAAAAGAGAAACTATGGTGTGTTAATTCCTCAAAAGATTAATAGCGATGCTAAGACAGGTAAGCAATTCCCTTCTTTCCAAATCGTATTCCAAGAGGTTAACGGACAGAGAGTATTAACTACTGAAACAGGTATGTTAGCTCCTAGCAACAAAACAACAGATGCTCAAAAGACCATCTCTATGTTGAGTTACCCAGGTGTTAGAACATTCGCTGCTAATCAGTACGCAATCTTCCAAGGAGTTTAATCTTAACAGATTGAATAACAGAGCCCTCCAGAAATGGGGGGCTTTTTTTATACTTAAATCTGCATGAATTTTTCTAAATTTTCATGCAACTTGTAATATAGTTGGGGTTAATTCCATCAAATATTGTAATATAGTTAGGGATATTTTTGTATGACTTATCATTCATAAAAGAAAAATTGAGTTATAATGAATTAAATATCATTCAACTTGTTACATATTTATATAAAAAAGTAATGAAATTTATTATAAAATGCACAATCTGATATGCATAATGTGTCATAAAATGCACAATAGTGTCGCATAAAGTGTCGCAAAAAGGACATTGTGATTTAAAAAAAAGTTTGGCATTTTTATTGTTTGGGTAGTATTATTACTTAACTTTGAAAAAAAATAAACTTATGGCAAAATCAACTGAGTTGGCAAGTGTACCAACAATCGGTACGCCTGCTACCAAAAAGACTGTGGTAAAGAAGGCGAAAAAAGAACCCGAACTTTACATTTTTAGATTGGTTGAAGAACATCCTAAAGCACATGCAGCGGCATCACCATTCCCTGCTGTATTTACTATTCCAAATCAGGATACTATTTTATGGAACTATGGTACCGAAGATGAGCCTGATTTCCAACCAAGAGAGATTAGATATATAGATGGTATTAAAACAATATTTGTTGATGAGCAGGAAGCCAAGGCTGCATTATCTGATAGCGTTTTAAATAAGCAAACGAACTTACTTACATTTGAGCAAGGTTATTTGAAGGTTGATTCTTGGAACAAAACTAAGTATCAATATTTATTATTGACTAATCAATGCGAGCAAAATACTAACAAGTTTAAGATGACAAAGAATATCTATAAATTATTAGACTTTGCAAATAATGATGATAGTATTGTTGAATTAGGAAAGAAGAAAGATAGAGCTTACGATTTAGCACGTTCAGCTTCTGAGGATGATATGATACCACACGCAAGATTTTTAGGCATCCCTTTCAGACATGCATCAACAGGAGAAGAGAGAGATATGGACGCTATCAGAGAAGATTACAAGGCTAGAGCTTTAGAGGCTCCTGAAAAGTTCTTATTGATGGCAAACAACCCTAAACTTAAATTAAGATTCTTAATTGAGAATGGTCTTGACAAGGGTATTATAACAACAGGTTTAGTTAAAAACCAAGCTCATTGGGTTGCAACAAAGCAATTGATTACAGAGCTTCCGGCAAATGCAACTGCCTTAGATGCCTTAACTGAATTTGCTTCTAATGACGAAGGTTCTGGATTTGTAGGTACATTAAAAATGCAATTGTAGATTTTCATAGTTTTTTAGGTTACGAGCCCTCGCAGTTTCTACTGTGGGGGTTTTTTGTTATATTTGTACAAAATAGTATAATGACTGTAGACCAATGCTATTCCATACTTAAGTTTATTGTTAGAAAGAATCAGCTAGGAAGCTTAAGTCCAACAGACTTTCAATTTGCCTTTAACACCGCTCAGAGGAATTATTATGACCTTTTAGTTGGTCGTATAGAGCAATATCAATATGGTAAACCTACTCCTAGAATAGGTCTTTCTATGACAGATAATGTGGTATCTAGACTAATGCCATTTGAGGTATCCTCATCAGCTACTATTACAAGTGGATTAGCTAATAAGCCAACAGGGTTTAATAAGTTATTGGCTATGTATACCTCTAATAATTACAGGGTATATAGAATTGAGGAAAATAGATTTGCAGAAAGGATTCAAGACTCTATTGACCCTATTGATGAGCCTAATGCATTTTATGTAGAACAATCTACAAATTGGAGAGTATATCCAACAACCTTAACATCTGTTACCCTAAAGTATTTAACAGTACCTACTGATGTTGTTTGGAACTATACAACAGATGGAAGCGGTAGACCTGTATACAATTCAACAGGAAGCGTAGACCCATTATGGTATAATAATGATATAGATGAGATTATAGCTAGAGCAGCTAAGATTGTAGGTGTTTCGTTCAAGGAAGGAGCTTTAACACAATTTGGAGAACAAGTAATAGCTAAAGGAGAATAATATGATTGTTAGTACAAATCAAATGATTGATAGAATTAGAAGGGCGTATTACAACGATTACCCAGATGATGCTTCTGTGTTGACGGACAATGAGTTATTGCTTCATATCAATGATGCAGTTGCTATTGTGGCTACTAAGCAGGCGAATGATGCGTATGCTGTTACAGGAATTAGAAGTGTTCCGGAAGGATACATAACAACATATAAGTTAACATCATTTGCTAAGGATGCTGATACAGGTTACTATTACGCAAGTTTACCTCACGCTCCTTTTGGATTACCGGAAAATAGTGCAGTTAACTCTTGTTTCTTTTCAGGAGTAAAAGGTCAAAGCAAACCAATATTATACGTATCAGGTCATGAGGTAGATTATTTTAAGGATATGGCTACTCCTCCGGGTGCTGCTTTTTATTGGATTGAAGGAAGGACTTTATACCTATGGGTTAAAACTAATTTGCCTGCAGGCGCTCAGGTTAGCGTAAGAATGGCAACACATGTTACATCTAATTTAGATGCACCTATCAATGTTCCTCCAGATGCAATCAGCATGATATTTGATTTGGTATGGCAAAGAATAGTAGTTCGTAAAAGCATTGTTCAAGATAATATTATAGACGGTACCGAAAGAAGTTAATTATGGATAACCAAATACAAAAATACATTAAGCTTAGGGATGTAGTTAATTATTACATTGACGAGGCTAGATTAACATCTAAAGAATTCAGAAGGCTTTGGGTATTGGCTTTTAGGGGATTGCAAGAAATTGGGATGGATGTTTCTTGGAGTCCTAAAATGGACTTGTTAGATGTTAATGATAATAAAACAGTTACCTTACCTGATGACTATCTTCAGTGGGTTAGGGTTGGTATATTTAATTCAGTTGGTGAAATAGCTACCTTAAGAGTTAACGAACAATTAACTACCTATAGAGATACTATACCTTCAAGACTTGATGATATTACTTCCCCATTAGGAGCTGATATAAACTATTTACAATATCCTTATTGGTATGGGTATTGGGATGAGCAAGGATATGAGCATTACTTTGGGGCAGGCTCAGGAATGGTTCAGGCAGGTGAGTGCAGGGTAGATGCAGCAAATAATGTAATTGTATTAGACCCTCAATTTGGTTACAATCAAGTAGTGTTAGAATATGTATCTAGTCCTGTTATGGATGATGATTATGCTATTGATATGTTAATTCAGGAGGCTATGATTGCTTGGTTAAGATGGAAAGATATTCAATCTATGCCGGCAACTAACAGGGCTAATGTTAGCGAGAAAACCATGAGAGAAAGAGAATATTATAATCAAAAGCGAGTGGCTCGCAAAAGAATAAAACCATTTAGATTACAAGTTTCTGAACAATATTACAGAGAAGCTCAAACATTGGGCGTTAAAGGATAATCATGATTGAACAAAAGAATTTTAGTGGAATACTAAACTTAGATGACAATAATGACGTGCTTCCAAGTAGCCATCATAAATACGCCCTTAATGTAAGGTTCAGGGGCAATGGAAACAATATGAGGGCAGAGAACCTTCCAGGTACTACAAGTATAACAAATTCTTTACCTACAGGAACAAACCAATGTATTGGTTCTATATATGATAAAGTAAGAAATAGAGTTTATTATTTTAATTATAATAGTAACGGTCGTAATGGTATTTATTACTATGACACTATTGCTAATACAATAACACCATTATTAGTAAGCTATACAAATAGCTCTTACGATATATTTAACTTTAATCCAAGTTATCCTATTGCATCTATAAATATAATGTATAAGGATACCTCAGATGGAGATGCGTTATATTGGACTGATAGATTTAATAGACCTTATTACCTAAATGTAAACCAAGCTATATCAAATATATATGGTACTGCTTGGAAGTCTAATTATTTGACTGTTGCTAAACAAATGCCATTAATTGCGCCTGTTTGCTCTTATCAAAATGATGTAAGTAAAAGCCAAAACAACTTAAAAAATAAACTATTCCAATTAAGGTATAGATGGGTTTATAAAGACAATACAAAATCAACATGGAGTCCATGGAGTAAGATGTTTGCTCCGGCAAATCCAAACTCATTGTCTTCTCAAACAAATTTAACACAGAACAACTATATCCAAGCTGCTATAACAACAGGTGATTCTGATTGTTATAAGATAGAGGTATCAGCTAGAAGCAACTTAGATACTACATGGAGTAATGAATTTTTGGTAGATACCCTAGATAAGTCGTCTTTATTTATATCAGACAATAGCAACTATAATTATAGTTTTTATAATAACGGAAGTTATGAATATGTAGACCAATCTGAAAGTAATTTATTGTTTGATTATGTTCCAAAGAAGTCAAATACCCAAGAATTAGTTAATGGGAATACAATAGTATATGGTGGAATTACTGAAGGTAATACATTAGATACAACATTAAATATATCTCCTGTTGCTACAAGCTTAATTACAAACGCAGGCTCAAGTGGAAACCCTTTGACAATAACAACCGCTAATACTCAAGGAAATCCTCCTAACAATAATAGTGGTTATTATTATTTATATTTCTCCGGAGCTCCTCAAATAGGGGATATTATATCAGTTCAATTCATCTTGCTAGATGCAAGCAAAACATATCCATCAAATACCACATCAGTAACTATAACATATACTGTAGCTAGCACTGTTTTATCAGTTGTTGAGACTGGATTTAAGGCTGCTATGAATGCAAATAGTACATTCTCAAGCTACCATATAACTATAACTGACCAAACAAGTCCTGCATTAGCAATTAGACTGAATAGCAATACAGGAAATAGTCAGGTAGTTACAACGTCTGTAAATATAACATATGCTACTCCTCCATCAGGAACAACATCTGATTTGAATACTGCTATATATAAGCACAATTCATTATACCAATTTGGAATGGTTTATTTTGATGAGTATGGTGTTACTAATGGAGTTTGTACTGCAGACCAATTTAAGGTAATTACGCCTGAATTATCAAGTACTGCACTAGGTGATGTTGCATTGACAATACCCAACATTAAGTTTACTATAAACCATCAACCACCAAGTTGGGCTAAATATTTTTCTTTTGTTAGAACAAATAATATTACTCTTTCTAATTTTAGAACAATAACTACTGACAATACTTATCAAGATGGAACATTTGCTTATTTGGATATAACATCATTCCAAACAAATACATCTGGATATTCTGCATATGAATTTACAATAGGAGATAGATTAAGATTAATTGGTCTTTATCATGGTTCTTCTGTATATAATGCGGCATCTCCAACGGTAAGCTCTTGTCTTGATTATTCAATAATTGAATCAGTTACCTATAGCACAAGACCTGCAGGATTCCCAACCTCATTTCCTACGGCAGGTATTTATTTAAAACTTCAATATGATTCTAGTAACATGTCCAATTTTGGTACAGCAGGTTATAATAATTATTATATTGAATGTTATACACCTGCTAAGAATATTGATACTACCTTGCAGGTATTTTATGAGTTTGGTGAAACATATCCTGTATTAAATCCGGGAACAGGTACGGCATATCATAAGGGTCAGCAACAAGACCAAACTGCATCCTTGCCGGCTATATATAATTTTTATAGAGGAGATTGCTACGAAAGACAAAGAAGTAATGGTTTATGGGTATTAGACGTTTCGGTATTTGATACATTCCCATCTGAGGTTATTGGTACAGGAAGACCATTTGTAATTGACCCATATGCAAAGCAAATATATAATAACACCTTGGTTCGTTATGGTGGTTCTTATGAATTAGGAACAAACATAAACGAAACAAATAGATTCTACCCAATAAACTATGAGGAGTACGATAAGAATAAAGGTGATATTCAAAGATTCAAATTAAGAGAAAAAGCCTTACATATATTCCAAAATAGGGGCACAGGTGTTGTAAATGTATATGCAACAGAAATGACTAATCAAGATGGAACTACAAATCTTATAGGGTCAACTAAACTGCTTAATCCTATTAATTATTATTTAGGAGAATACGGTATAGGTAATCAATATTGTTCGCTTAGTTCTTCATCAAGGGCTGATTATTTCTTAGACCCTATTACCGGTTATCATATTAGAGTTTCCCAAGATGGGAACACTCCATTAACTGAATTATATAAGGCTCAATATTTCCTTCCGGCTATAGCAAATAAATACCTAAGTACCTCATACTCAATAAGTGGTGGAGGATATGCCAAGGTGCTAGGAACATATGATATGTTCGAGGAAGAATATATATCTGTATTCCAAAGCGGGACAAATGGCTCAGAGACGCTGACTCCATACACCATAGGATTTAATGAAAAAAAGAATGCATATAGTTCTTTTTATAGTTATTCTCCAGAGTGGATTACCTCTGCTCAGAATGTAATTATTAGCTGGAAAAACGGAACATTATATGTGCATAATTCAGCTACCAAGAATAATTTTTACGGAACTCAATATAGCTCATCTATTACATTTGTATTTAATAAAGACAATATTATTAAAAAGACTTTTGACTATTTAACGCTTGATGCTAATGATTATTGGACATCAGCTACAATGGGAGATGTAAATACAGCACTAGGTCAATCAAGTAATTTAGTTCAAGGAGACTACGAGATACATGAAGGATTGTATCATGCTGCTCTTCAAAGAGACTATAATAGTTTGGGTGGAGTTATCAATGGAGACTACCTAAAAGGCACGTGGATAGAAACAAAATTTACTAATAGTGCGACTAATTTAGTATATTTGTCGGGATTATATTTGGGTTATATTATATCAAATAGAAATTTATAGATTATGGCATTAGGATTTTTAGGTGCTGCTTTAGGAGCCGGACAGGCAATTATGGGGGCAATAGGATTAAAAAAAGCAAAGAAGGCTGCAGATGCTGCTATTCAAGGAATAGAAACTCAGGAAGTAGACCCATTAGTTGCAGCTAGATATAATATGCCTATGCCGGGCGAAGAACAAGCTAAACAAGATATTGGTCAAACTTTAACACAATCATTAGGTGCAGCTAAAACAAGAAAAGGTGGCTTACAATCTGTTACAGGAGCTGTTACTCAAGCCAATAAAGCTAAACAAGGTTTAGCAACTGAAAGAGCTAAATACAAATTAGGAGCAGAACAAAATTTAGTTGGACAAAGAGAAAAAGCATTCAAGAGCCGTCAAGAAAAACAACAACTTATGGCTAATATTGCTTTACAGGATGTTGCTTCTCAAAGACAAATGATTTCTCAAGGCATATCCGGAATTGGAAGTGGATTATATGCAGGTGCAATGTCAGGAGAGGGAAATCCATTATCAGGCTTAGGTAAGGGTTTACTTGGAATGTTTGGTAAAAAGAAGTCATTGGGAATCACACCTCCTACTTCATATGACGAATCTACTACTGAAAATACTTGGGGTTAAAAATAAATAAATAAATTATGCCATTAGGTATATCTGAAAGTGCAATAAAAGCGGCTTACGGCCCAATAGATTTAAGTGGCTTATACAAGGGCATAGAAGCTTTTGCTAAGAAATCTGAATATAATGATAAGCTTGAAAGGCAAGCCTTACAGAAAGAGTATTATACATCATTAGCTACCCTAAATAAAAATAGGGATAAAATGAACCCTAATGACAGTACTGATTTTATGTATCATTATAATAAGTATAAATCAGCTCAACAAAGACTTATTGCAAATCCAAGATTAATAGATAAAAATCCAGATGAATACGGTAAATTATCTTCTGAGTCAAATGAGGCATATGAAAATGCTTCCAAACTTGCAAATGCAAGTATAGCAATGCAAGGTAAAATTTCAAAGATTTATGATTGGGCAAAAAATAATGATAAAAAAATTATAGATGGTGGTCTAGAAAAAATATCTTCTTTATCTAACATGAAAACCCAAGACATTATAAATCAGGGATTAGATGACTTAGATAAGTATTTATATCAAGGTCCGGATTTAGAAAAATTTAATAAGGAGCTTAAAAACATTGAAGACAATAAGGACAATAAAATAAAGGCCAGAATTAATGAGTGGGAAGATTCTAATATAGGTGCTAGTGTATATAATTTATATAATATATTAGACCCTGTAAAAGTTTCTAATGATGTTAATAGAACACTAGCCTTACAGCAAAATCCATCTAAGGCAGCTAGCGTTTTATTAGAAAAATTTGGAGACCAAGTTGACCAAGTAAAATCTGACTACAATAAACTAAAAGACGAGGATTTTGCTAAATTTAAAACACCAGAGGGGACAGATTTGTTTCCAATACACCATCCGTATAACGACCCAACAAGACCTCAAACTAGAAAGCCGGATTTAAACTTTGACGCATCAACACCTCAAGCAAAATTAGCTGCATTTTTAACGGCTAGACCGATAATAACATCTGTTGTAAGTCCTCAAGAAGAAGGAACAGGAAACTATACTGAGTTTGATAAGGGAAAGATTGGAGAAAAAGATTTGGTAAAAAAATATGCTCTTGAACTTCAAAAAACATTAGCTAATATGAGACAAAATCTTGCCTTAGCTAAAATATCTCAACAATTTGCAAATAGAAAAGCTCTTAAAGAGGTAGACAAAACTGCTGATGCTAAATTTAAGGTAATGTTGAATGTTATTGGCTCAGCTTATAAAACAGATATTAGTAGGGGTATAAAAAATTTAGACAGTCCTACGATTGGAGATTTGGAGACTGTATTAAATCAGGTTGCAAACGACATGAAGCCTGCTAAGAAAAAACTTTATTAAAAATGCTTGAACAACAAGACCCTATAAGTAAGCTACAGAAATTGCATTCAAGTTTATTGAAAGAGGGTTATGATATACCTAAGGATTATAATGTTTTTAAAACTGATATGCAAGATGAATCTAAATTAAAATCTTTGCATGCAAGTTTATTGGGGGAGAATTATGACCTACCTGATTTTAATACCTTTAAATCAGATATGGCAACTGGACAAGATGGAAAATTAAGTTATACTGGACCATTAAGTGTAAATGGTAAGAAACTATCAGAAGGTGATAGTAAGGCAATGATATCTTGGATAAATGCCTTGCCGACAGAAAAGCCGGGTAAATCAGCTACCGACAAAGGTGGATATAAAGGAACAGGTCTTACTGAACAAGAGGCGATGCTTAGGTCTGCAAAAGCAAAAATTGAATCAGGTCAAATAAAGTTAACTACAACTACTACTGCAGAAGATGTTAAGGCGGACTTAAGAAAGAAAGAAGAAGAGAGAAAGGCGGAAGAAAAAAAGAATGTAGATAATGCTGTTTTTAACTTAGTAGAGAGAAAGTCTAAAAAAGCTGCTAGAAATGGTGT